TCGACGCGAGTCAGGCCATCACCGATCGGGGTGAACAGCCAAGCGACAGCGGTGTTGATCGCAATGATGGCGATGGCTGCACCGGTGACGCTGAGGGCTTTCTGCGCGAGGGTCATTGATCCTCCTGTGGGCCTCCCCATCGTCGCGAGCGCCAGCCCGGTTGCCAGGCGTCTGTCGCAGATCTTCACCAACTGATCTGGCTAGGCTGGGCGCCACCGGCAGCAGCTCATGCAGGCGCGGATCGAGGGCTCAGAGCTCATCACCCGCCACCGGTTTCGAGCCAGCATCTTCGAGGCCTGGGAGCACCGCTGCGCATACTGCGGCGCGCCGGCCCAGAGCCTCGACCATGTGCAGCCGAAGGCGCACGGTGGCCTGACGGTCGCGCGCAACCTGGTGGCCGCCTGCCTCACCTGCAACCGCCGGAAGGGGCACCGGGAGGTGTTCAGCTGGTGGCGTGAGCAGCCCTTCTGGGCAGCTGAGGCGCAGGATCGCCTGCTGGCGTGGCTGCTGGCGCGGTGACAACAGAAAGCCCCCAGCGCTACTACACGCTGGGGGCTGGGAGTGTTCATGGTGGTCGCCGTCAGCGTAGCTGGTAGAAGTCGCACTCGCCGGCGAACCACGGCTCCGACACCGCCTCGGGGAAGCCATAACTGCAGCAACCACTGAAGTGGTGGCAGCTGTCGCACGAGACCTTGACCGGTCCCACGCGCGGTAGCTCTGGATGCGTCTTCGCGTGGATGATGCCAGCGCGAATCTGGCGCACGCTCTCGCGAGACACACCCAGCTGGCGGCCCAAGGCGCCGTTGCTCACCTCGCGCGGGGCCAGCAGGATCTGGCGCACTTCATCGGGCTCCAGCCCGCGGCCGCGCTTGGCGGTGGTTGTGCGCGGCCGCGGGCCGATCGCAGGCCGTGGTCCGTCCCACGACGACCAGCGGTGGTTGCAGTCTCGGCAATGGTGACGGCGACGGCGCGTGCCATTGCTGCACACGCGCGACTGAAGCACTTCGGTGCAGCTGCTGTGGCAGATGATGCAATGGTGTGTCATGGGGAAGAGGTGCCGGGCCTCCGGATTCCGCGCGCTGCGGCCACTGAGACCCCAGGCTCAGTGGCGGCGGTGCCCATCCTTTCGGGTAGGGCCGACCCGGCTGGTGGGTAGGTTAAGAGTTGACGTAGACGGGTCTATACCACTGAAGCCGCTCGTGCTCGCGGCCTTTGCCATGGCGGACGGTGTGCCAATGGCCGGAGCGCCAATGAGGGCGGACCTTGATGCCTGGCTCGCTGCTGGCAGCGGCCTGGACGATGCGGCGCACCTTGAAGTCGCGGCCGATCCAGGTTGGTGCGCACGGCGCAGTCCTGCTAGCGCCTTGCCTGCCGAAGCCTGCCCCTGCGGTCTTGGCGGCGCTTTCTGCTGTGATCAGCTCTGGCTCGTAGGTGTGGATGAGCCAAGCGTTCAGGGCGAGGGCTGCCGCTTGTCGGTCAGTGCCCTGCAAGCTGTCGAAGTTTTCATCCGGCAAGAACAGTGAACTCGAAAAGCCAATCTCGACCGTGCGCGCGCTTTTCGTCTGCGATTCAAGCGAGACGGCCAAGAGGCCGCCGTCGGCTAGCTCCGTGACAACCTGCGCAACGATCTGATTCTCAGGCCAAACATCAAAGGCTCGATTCTTTAGCGGCGGAAAGAGCACGAAGGCGGGCAGGATGTGCGGATGATTGTGATTGAAACGTGGAAGCCTTGTGTGCTCCCAGGCCGCCGCCATGTCGTCGCTCACGTAACGCACCGGAGCGTCTATACCGGCTAGCGCATGACAGGCGTGCAGGAAGGCTTTTCCGCTTTCGTTAATCGGGCCATCAGCGAGCAGCGTTTCGACATTGGCTGCGCGATTCAACACTTCGAAAAAGACCTTTAGAAAGTTGTTCCATGGCAGGTAGCCATTAGGTGAGCGGCGGGCGTTTTTGTTTTGCCTGCAATACTGCGCAAAGGAGTCGAGAAGCACCTTGCGGGCCTTTGGGTTGTCATACATCGTCATGAGTAGCTGATGCGAACGGTTAGGAGAAAGAACCGCTTCATCGCTCCACTCCATTCAGGCGATCAGCCACCAGCTGCGCATAGCCGGCGATGTCGTGCCAGCTGTCCGCATAGTCGGGGTCGCCGCTCAGGATGCGGCCGATCTTGTGGCAGATCATGTCGAGCGCCTCCTGCTGGTCCGGGGCTAGGTGGGGGATCCATGAGCCATCGGGCAGGCGGCGCTGTCCTGGTGTGTGCTCGGCAATTAGAAGCTTCAGCTCTTGGGTGATGCGAGCGTGACCGGTGAACTTGCCGTAGCGCTGGCCCCGCTCCTGCAGCGTGGCGGTGATGTCGTCAGTCATGGGTGCAAATGGTGGATTGGTAAGTAGAAAGCCGCCGGTGCCAAGCTCCGGCGGGTACCAGGTGCCAGAGGGGGTCATGGCTTCTTGCGGCTGTTGCGCCGGAGCTTCTCCGGCAGGGTGAGTCCCTTGATCCGGGCGATGCGGGCGTTCAGTGCTGCCCAGTCGTCCTGGCTCTTGAAGCGGAAGTGGCCTGTGCCCTTCTTGTAGACCTTGAACTCGAAGAAGCCCCAGTCCTGCCACTCGCCGGGCCAGATCTCCCTCATCCCACAGGCAGGATCCTGCACCTCCGCATATTCGCGGCCGGTGATGTAACAGAGCGCCTTTATCAGATCGCGGATGCCATCAAAGGTTCCGCCATGCTTGATGCTCATACCACGCCCCGACCAGGCCAGTTCCGCCAGGTAGGGAATGATGAACTTCTGGCCGAACAGATACTGCTCGTTCGTGGCCCAGCCCTCCACGGCCCAGCGGTTCTCCTTCGTGTGCTTGGTCAGGTTGTCGAACACCGCCTCGACCGCGCGGTCGATCCGCTGCTCTGACGTGCCGGCGATGATCTGCAGCATCCGAAACAGGTTCCGCTCCGTGAACGGCACCTTCGTCTGCTGCTCCACGAACCGGTTGATGTCTCCCTGCAGCTGACTGGTGGCCATCTGTTGAGGCAGCATCTCGTCGAGCACCACCTTCCAGAAGGACTTCTGCAGCTCCTTGCGGAACCGGTTGCGCGTGGCCGGACAGCCCTCCAGCGTGGTCTGCACCGCGATCTCGCCGCGGTAGATGCCACCGGCGGCGGCCTGCAGCTGCACCCCCAAGGCCAGCTGCTGATCGAACAGGCGGCAGGCCTCGACGTAGCGGTTGACCAGCTCACGGCTGCGCCGGTAGCGGATCAGGCCCTGGCCTTCGGCCTCGACTTCATCGGGTCCAAGGAAGAAGCCCTCGAACTCGTCAGCGCCGCTTACACGTTGGCCCGGTTTGGTCAGGCGAACCAGGCCGACGCTGACACGTGTGCTGCGCTCGGCATCCTCGAAGCACTGGCCCAGATTCTGGTGATCCCCATAGGCCTCGATCAGCTGCAGCAGCTCCAGCTGTGCGCGGGTGCTGCGGTAACCATCGACCGTGGCCCAGTTGCAGAGCGCCACGATCTCGCAGCCGGGTGGCGCGATCTCCCAGGCGTGAAGGATGTGGTGCTCGTCCGCCGAAAATGGCGGGTTCATCACGATCGCGTCTGCGTGGGCGATCTGGTCAGCGGTGATAGCCCGCCAGTCATGGCCGATCAGTTGGCACTGGCCTGTGCTGGCCAGGAGGCCCCGCAGCCGAGGCTCTGGCTCCACCGCCAGCACCTCAGCAGCGCCGCGCTCACGACAAGCCTGCACCAGGTTGCCGCTGCCGGCGCTGGGCTCCACCACCACCCGACCGCGCAGGTCGATCGGGTCGAGCATGGTGGCCGCCACCTCCGGCGGCGTGGGGTAGAAGTCGGGGTTGAACATCACGCAGCCTCCTGCAGCGGCTTGCCAAGGATCTCCAGGCGATCGAGCCGCACGATGCAGTGGGCAAGTTGTTCGTCAAGCGTTTGCAGCTTGCCGATCACGCCGACGAGGCTGCCCTCGTCCATGGTCTCGAACGCCTCAATGTCGGCCTCGCGATGCGCCTGGCACTCGACAACGAGATCAGGCCGCTGGCCCTTGCCCTTGACGGTCAACAGGAATGAGACGTGGCCGGAATGGCACCGCAGCCGCGATGCGCGGCCGACGAGGGTGATGCTGGGGCGGGTGGGCATTGATCCGTGGGGTGGTGGGCGTCTCCGCCCGTGAGGTCATCATCCGGCGCCGGCCTGACCACCGGCCAGGCCACGTCACATCTGTTCACAATCCAGCGGTGTGGCCCGCAGCTCCCATCGCCCACGCAGCAGACGCTGATTGCCAGCCAGGAATGACCGCATCGTCTGCAGCGGGATGCCATGGCGCTGGGCCCACTCAAATCGCTGGCTCACCGGGATCCGCCGGCTTTGCTGCTGCTCATGATCGCGGATCAGCCAGGACGGCTCAGCCTCCGGCCGCGGCCGGTCATCCTCATCCCGCTTCACCCACCACAGCCACGTCCCGCCACTGTTGGACAGGCTGTAGCGCCGGATCAGATCCAGGCGCTCCAGCTGCGCCAAGCTGCGAGTGATCGTGGCGCGATCGGTGCCCAGCTGCTCCGCCAACGTGGACAGGTCCACCCACCATCCGGGGCAGACCTGCTCCAGTTGCACCAGCAGGAGCACCATCTCAGGCCGCCGGCGCCGCCGAAGCGACGCCAGGAACTCAGGTGCGATCACCAGCCTCAGAACGGGATGTCGTTGGCGGTGGTAGCGCCCTGCGCTGGCCCAGACCAGCCGGCCGCGGCCAGGTGCGCGGGCTGCGCCGCTGTTGGTGCCGGGGCCACCGCAGGTGCAGCCGCTGCAGGAGCTGCCGGAGCCGGGGCCTGCCCAGCGCCGGCAGCGGGCATCAGCTTCCACTGCTCCACACGGCAGCAGAGCATCATCTGCTTTTCGCCCGTGGTCCTGTTCGTCCAGCGATCGGTCTTCACACGGCCGATCACGTGAACCTTTGAGCCCTTGCGGCAGGCGTCGGCGAACGCCTGGCCCTGCTCACCCCAGATTTCCAGCTTGATCCAGTGAGTGTGGTCGCGATCGGCCAGGTCTGCAATGCCGATGTTCACATTGGTGACGGACTTGCCAGAGTCCAGGAATCTGGTCTCTGGGTCGCGGCCAAGGTTGCCGATGAATTGATGCTGGCTCGCGCGGAGCAGTGTTGCAATGGGATCGTTCATGCCGATGCTGATGTGATGGATGATTGCTGCTGCTGATGCAGCTGCTCGAATGCCCGGATCCCGTCGATGGGATACAGGACGCGGGAGCCAACCCTGATGAAGGGCGGGCCCTTGCCCGCATACCTCCAGTTGGCCAACGTCTGATCACTGAGCCGCCAGCGGTCTGACAGCTCCTTGCTGGTGAGAAACTCCTTCGTGCTACTCATAGACAACGCTCCTCAAAACGGATCAACTGGTGCATCGACCACCTCCACGTCTGCGGCTGAATCAACAGCAGGACTCTGCTCCTGCATAGGTTCAGGATTGACAATCTCAGGCTCTGACACGGCAGCGGTCTGGCCTGCTGCAGCAGCGGCAATCTGACGGTTCAGGTCAGCCACCACAGTGCCGCCTTCGCTCGGCTGCTCGCGCACCGCCACCGGCCGCACCTCAGCCTCCTCGCGCACGCCCAGGCCGAACAGCACCTCGGGCATGTAGAGGTTGATCAGCCGCGTCGCGGCGCGCCACCGCAGCATCTGCTCAGGGATGCTGCGGTACTTCGGGTTGCGGGTCCAGCCGTCGGCCGCGGCCTCCTTCATCGTGACCGTGGTGCTGATCACCTCGCCGGTCTCGCGCAGCACCGCCGAGGCCGTGACCTCCAGCGCCTCGCCTTGACCCTTCGACTTCCAGGTGATCGGGCCCTGGAGCAGGCCGCTCTTGTTGGCGCGGCTGATCGCGAACCGCGCCGACGTGTTCGGCCGGCCGTTGATCACGCTCAGCTCCTGGAACAGCAGCATCGGGTGCTCGCCCAGCTGCTCCGCATACATCAGGGCGATCATGCAGGCCTCAGGCTTGCCCTGGAAGTGGCCGGGCACCAGGCCGCTCATGCTGAAGCACTTCGCCACCCGGTAGAGGTGGTCGAGCGCTGCACCGTCGTGCAGGAAGGCCAGCGCGCCGGGCTGCGCCTGGGCTGGCTGGAGCGTGGTGAGTGCAGTGGATTCGGTCATTGCGAATGGTTCTCAGTAAGGGTCAATCCCGGTTCCACCCGGGCAGGTCGATCGGCTCCTGCACCAGGTCGCCGTAGCCAGGCCAGCGCCCGTTGGCGTGGCATTCAGCCAGCAGCGTCATCGCAGCTTCGATCCGCCGCTGGCCGGCGGCGATCAGGGCTCCGCTCGCGGGATAGACGGCCACGGCATAGGGGCGGACGTTCTCGACCGCGATCGTCAGGAAATACTCCGAGCCCAGCGCGCCCTGGTTCCAGGCCGCCTGCACGTGGTAGTCCAGGTTGCTGATCGCCTTGGCGAACTCCACCCGGCTGGCGTCGCGGCACGTCTTCACGTCCACCACGATCCGCCGGTCCTCTGAGTGCCAGTCCGGGCGGGTCTTGCACTCCAGGCCCGTGGTCGGGTCGGTCCAGGTGTAGGACGCCTCGCGCCGGCCCGGCATGTCGAGCAGGAAGCTGGCCGCCGGGTGCTTGCGCACCGCGTCAGCCATCCGCCGCACCTCGTCGGCGTCCTCGGGGGCCAGCACGATCTTCCCAGCGCTCTCGCGCTCGAACTCGGCCGCCAGCTCCTTGCCTGCCTTCGTCCGGCGGTCGAAGCTGTGCGGCGGCACCGCGATGGTGCTGTCCCACAGCTCGGGCTCCAGCACGGCCGTGTGCAGAGCCGTGCCTTTCAACATGGCCGGAGTCGGCTCGGCCTTCTCCCGGTCTTCCGCCAGGAACTTGTCGAAGTAGTGCAGCGGGCTGCGGGCCAGGATCTTGATCTGGCTGGGGCTCACCGCCTTGAGCGAGTGGTAGGCCTCGTTGGTCAGGCCGGGGTGGTAGGTGAGCTCAGGCATCAGCCGACCACCCCACGACGACGGAGCTCAGCTTCGGCCCACTCATGACCGACCTTGCGCGCAAAGCGCATCAGCTCGGCGTCACTGTGCGCCCTGATCCGGGCGCGCCGCTGGGCCTCGTGATCAGCGCCAGCGCGCTGGCGGTCCAGTTCTCCAGCCCATGCCTGCCATGCGGCACAGGCGGCTGCCCAATAATCCCTCATCTGTGAATAGCGGGGGTCAGTCCCGACCGTAAGGGCTTCCCTGCGCATCCCGGAACCTCCTGTCGCATACCGTTACATACCGCTGTAAGGCCTTGATTTCGCGGGAGGATCGGGCATCCTCCCCTCACTGTCAACCCCCAGCCTTTACGCATCCACATGGTCTCCCTTCGTCCCTTCCAGGCCACCGCCGTCGCCGAGATCCGCGGCGCCTACATGGCTGGCCTCCGCCGCGTCCTGTTCGTGCTGCCCACCGGCGGCGGCAAGACCTACACCTTCGTCCACATCGCCGAGCAGGCCGCCATCCGCGGCAACCGGGTCTGCATCCTCGTGCACCGCCAGGAGCTGGTCGATCAGTCCAGCCGCTCCCTCCACGCCATCGGCTGCAACCACGGCGTGATCGCTTCCGGCTACCGCCAGGACCTGCGCCAGGGCGTGCAGGTGGCCAGCGTGCAGACCCTCGCTCGGCGGCTTCACACCATCCCGCCCGACTTCTTCCAGCTGCTGATCGTCGACGAGGCTCATCACGCCGTCGCCGGCACCTGGGCCAAGGTGCTGGCCGCCATGCCCCGGGCGCACATCCTCGGCGTCACCGCCACCCCTGAGCGGCTCGACGGCCGCGGCCTGGGTGACCAGTTCGACACCCTGATCGAGGGCCCCGACGCCGGCTGGCTCACCCAGGAGGGCTTCCTGGTGCGCGCCCGCGTGTTTGCACCGCCTGGCATCGACCTGTCTGGCATCAAGCGCTACGACACCCGCAAGGGCCACGAGGAAGCCGAGGCCCGCCTGCGCCAAGGCCAGGCCATGGGTGATGCCGTCTCCCACTACCGCCGCACCATCCAGGACACCCACAACGGCACCGCCATCTGCTTCTGCTGCTCCGTGGCTCACGCCGAAGCCGTGGCCGAGGCCTTCCGCGCTCAGGGCATTGCAGCCGCCACCCTCGACGGCACCATGGATCGGGGCCAGCGGCGGCGGCTGATCAATGACCTGGGACTTGGTGTGCTCAAGGTGTTGAGCACCTGCGACATCGTTTCGGAGGGCACCGACATCCCCTCAGTCACCGGCGGCATTGGCCTCAGGCCCACCGACTCACTGAGCCTGCATCTGCAACAGATGGGCCGCATCCTTCGCCCATGTGATGGCAAGCCGTTCGCAGTCTGGAACGACCACGTGGGCAACACCCTTCGCCATGGCCTCCCCACCGACCCGCGTGAGTGGAGCCTCGAAGGCAGGCTTAAGGGCCAGTCCAAGAAGCCAAGCGACGCCCTCCCCATCCGCATCTGCCCTGCCTGCTTCAGCGCCATCCCCTCGGCCATGAACCCCTGCTCAGAGTGCGGCCATGAGGTGCCCGCCGCCCGCCGGGAGCTGCAGGTGGTCGAGGGCACCCTCCAGGAGCTCGACAGCCGACAGCTCGGCTCAGAGATGCGCCGCGCCGAGCGCCGTGAAGTCGCCAAGGCCCGCACCCGCGAAGAACTTGAAGCGATCGCTCGCGAGCGTGGCTACAAGCCAGGCTGGGTGGCGCACATGCTCAACGCGCGAGGACAGCACCATGCCCACCGGCCCGTCGGATGAGCGCAAGATCCAAGCCGACATCCAGCTCGCCGCCTGCGCCGGTGGCGGCCCGGCTCGCCTCTGGCGCAACAACACCGGCGCGCTCAAGGACGCACGCGGCCAGCTGGTGCGCTACGGCCTCTGCCCCGGCAGCTCAGACCTCATCGGCTTCCGCACCGTCGTCATCACCCCCGACATGGTGGGACAGCGCATCGCCATCTTCACCGCCGTCGAGGTCAAGGACCGCGGCAAGCCCACCGATCAGCAGCAGGCCTTCATCAACCTCGTCCAGCAGGCCGGCGGTCTCGCTGGCGTCGCCCGCTCAGTCCCCGAAGCCCTCTCCATCCTCCGCCTGTAACGGTTTGCGACACAGGCGCGGCTCAGTGCGTCCCGTGCCCTTACGGTCCGGGAGCACCACATGCCATCCCATGCTCAACCCGGTCACTGCACTCCATCGCCTGCGCAAGCTCTACCGCGACGCGCACCATTGCGAGCCCCCATCCGATCAACACGTCCTTGACTGGGCACGCAATCCGCTGCTCTGGGCCACCAATCAGATCCGCTACCGCGGCTGGGACTACGCGGCCACAGACGCCGTGGTGCGCGAGTGCCGCCGTCTTTATGCACGCGCCGAGCACCTCCAGACTCAGCAGCAGGAGCCCCAGCCATGAGCGCCCTCCACGCGTTCACCGTCGTGGCCCTTCACCACGACGACCCGCCGAAGCGCATCGGCATCATCGCCCGCAGCCAGACCGACGCCATCTACTGCGCTCGAGAGCTGTTCCCTGAGCGCATCATCTCCGCCGCCATGCTCGACGCCGACTGGGAGGACGATCCCGCATGAGCGCCGACATCCTCCAGATCCCAGACTCCGCCGCCTGGCGCGCAGGGCAGCTCGCTGAGCGCGAGCGCATCCTCCACCTCATCGATCACATCCGCGAAGACCTGCTCGCCGATCGCGGTGACATCACCTTCTTCGAGATGAACGCCGTCCGCCGAGCGCTCAAGCGGCTCGCTCGTGCCATTGCAGAGGTTTCATGACCCAGCAGCTACTCGAGCAGCTCCAGGCCCTGCCAGACGCCTGGGGCCTGGTTGCCGTGGACGGCCGCAAGCGGCCCTATCAGCGCGCATGGGAGGACAACCCCCTCACCAAGGCGCAGGTGGCTGCCGAGATCCGCGCCGGCCGCGCCAAGGCCGTCGGCGTCATCGCTGGCCCCACCTCAGGACTCCTGTTCGTCGATCACGACGGCATCAGCGCCACCGAGCAACTGGAAAAGCTGGGCCTCCCGCTCCGGGAGCTGCCCAAGTCCCTCGCCATGACATCAGGCAAGGACGGCCGCTTCCAGATCATCTACCGCGTCCCGCCAGAGTTCTGGCCCGCCATGAAGGGCCGCCGCGTCTTCAAGACCGGCGCAATCGACGCACAAGGCAAGGCCGAACAACTGGAGCTTCGCTGGACCGGCCATCAGTCCGTCGTCCTCGGCGCGCACCCTGAGACCTCGGGCTACCGCTGGCTCACTGGCCGCGGCCCCGCAGAGCAGGCACTGGCCGACGCACCCGCAGCCATCATCGAGCTCCTGCTCGATCAGCCTGAACCCGAGCCAACCCCGCTGCTCACCCCGGCAGCACTTCCACCACCACCGCCACCCGCGCAGCACAGCGGTGAAGTGCCCTTCCTTGACTTCATCAGCCGGACCTCCCGCGAGCTGATCGAGTCCGGTGGCACGCCCGGCTCCTGGAACGACGACCAGCTGGCCCTGGCCCTCGATCTCAAGGGCACCGAGGCCTGGCTGCTCGCTCAGGGCGTCAAACCCGACACATCAGCATCCGGCGCCTTCGCGATGCACGTCGCCGCGGCCCAGACCAAAGCCCGCGACTTCGATCAGCGCAAGGCATGGCACCGCTTCGATGGCGCAGACGCCCACAGCCCCAAGCCCTCCACACCAGAAGACAAGCTCCAGGACCGGCTGCGCTTCCACACCCGGGTGCAGCGGCCCATCCTGCCGCCGCCGCCGCGGCCAGCCAACCATCCGGAATCGCCGGATAGTTCACCGCAGCAGCCGCCACCAGGGCCACCGCAGCAGCAACAGCAGCCTTACGCCCCCTCCCTGGCCAAGCCCCAGAAGCTGGAAGCCGCTGAGCTGCTCTTTATGCTCCGCCATCAAGCCCAGGACGGGCAGCGCATCCGCTGGAACGTCTTCCACCAGCAGGTCGAGATCGACGCCAAGCCCCTCGAAGGCGCTGAACGCTTCTACCTCACCCTCGCGGATCAGGGCTTCAAGGTCTCCAAGGAGCTGGCCATCGATGCCATCGTCCAGGTGGCTCATGAGCACCCCTACGACCCGGTGACGCTCTACCTCGAGCACGTCGCCGCCACGGTCGAGCCCTGCTACATCGGCGGCCTGGCCACTGCCTACCTCCGCCCCGAAGACGCCGCCGGCGGGGCAGGGCCCAGCCTCTACGACCACATGCTCCGATGCACGCTGATCGGTGCAGTCCGCCGCGCCTTCAACCCTGGCTGCAAGCACGACACCACCTGCATCCTCTCGGGTGACCAAGGGGCTCGGAAGAGCTCCTTCTGGTCCGTGCTCGGCGGCCCCTTCTTCTCCGACTCCCTCGGAGACCTCAGCAGCAAGGACGACCTCCTCAAGCTCCACCGCTCCTGGGTCATGGAGTGGGCTGAGCTGGACCACGTGACCAGCAGGAAGCACGCCGGCCAGGTGAAGTCCTTCCTCACCACCCAGTCCGACCTCTTCCGCGCCCCCTACGGCAAAGCGGTGGAGCACACCCCCAGGCGCGGCATCATCGTCGGCTCAACCAACCGCACCGAAGGCTTCCTCGTCGATGACACGGGCAACCGACGCTTCTGGGTGATCCCCACCACCCGCAACGAAGCCAGCCCCATCGACACCGGCACCCTCGCCGCTGAGCGTGACGCGATCTGGTCCGCAGCCGTCCACGCACACCGCGCCGGTGAGCCCAACTACCTGCCCCTCGACCTCTCCCTCCAGGTCAACCAGGAGAACGAGGCCTACCAGGTCTCCAACCCCTGGCGTGAGCCGATCGAGGCCTGGCTCCGGGCCCCTGCCAACGCCAGCCGCCTCATCAGCACCGAGGTGCTGCTCACCGAAGCCGTCCAGAAACCGGTCGAACGCCAGACCCGCTCCGACCAGATGCAGGTAGGAAGCATCCTCCGTGAGGTGGGATGGCAGCGGGTCAGGCGCACCGTCGACGGCGCCCTCAAGTGGGTCTATTTCCTACCTGGCTGACCAGCTTTCCTACCTGGCGGACAAGGTAGGAAAGCTCTAAACCCCCGTGCCCACTGGGGTCTTCCTACCTTTCCTACTATCCTACCTAGAAGGGGATAGTAGTAAAAGGGGGTCTAGAGGAGGGGTGGAGGGAGCGTTTTACCCCTCGTAGGGAAAAGGTGGGCAGGTAGGCAAAGGTAGGAATCCCCAGCTGGGCCAGACTGACCCCAGGAGGCGCACCCCATGGCTCAGATCGACATCTCCGCCCGCATCGTTGGTGACCGCGAGCTGGCGCAGGCCCTGGCCCGCCTCTCCAGTCAGGGCATCCCTAAGGCCATCAGGGCCGGCGTCCGCGACGCTGCCAGGGCAGGCCGCACCACCCTGTCCAAGTCGATCGGCCAGCGCTACAGCCTCACCGCCGGCCGCATCAAGCAGGACGTCACACAGCCCCAATACCTGGACAAGGGCCAGACCGCGATCATCCGCACCTCCCGCAAGCCCATCACCGCCATGCAGTTCAAGGCCAGGGAGACCCGCACAGGCCTCAGCATGAGCATCTACAGGGGCCAGCGCACCGTCGTGAAGTCCGGCTTCATTGCCAAGGGCCTGCCCTTCGTCCGCCGTGGCAAGGAGCGCTATCCCCTACGGGTCGTGGTGGGCCCATCCATCCATGCCATCTACACCGGTGGCAAGTGGGCACCAGCCCTCCAGGCACGCACCGAGGTGCGCATCGAGGATGCCCTGGAGAGCGGCATCCTGCGCGCCCTGGGGGCCATGGGCAGGGGATACGGGCGGGCCCGCTAAAGTGAAAGCCCGGCGGCTGGCAGGCCCCGGGCACGACCGATCCCCCTACCGGACCGATGAAGGCAATCTACGGGTACGACCCGAGCAAGTGGAAGCTCGGCACCCTCTGCATCCACGGCCACGCATGGCCGGGCACGCAACAATCACTCAGGCGCATCCCAAGCGCTGCATACCCAGGCGTGTCACAGTGCGCCGCATGTGGCAGCAAGAGCCCTCATTGGCTGGCGGGTTTCATTGTTGGCGTTGAAGGTGGTGAGCTGCCTCCAGGCCACAAACTCAGTAAGCCATGCAAGCGTGGACACACATACCTCGACACAGGCTGGTGCCTGCGTAAAGGCGGTCATTGCGTTGAGTGCGACAAAGGCCGCCGTGAGCGTGAAGCGCTCAAGCCTGAGATCGTGGAGCGCCGCAAGGCTCGCAGTCTTGCGTGGGCTCGACGCAATGCTCAGCACATCAACGCCAAACGTCGTGAACGGCTTGCCGCTGATCCTGAGCAGCGCCAGAGGCGCAATGACGCCAGGCGGTCTTACAGGGCTGCAGCAGGGGCCCGACCCATCGCAGAGCTGCGTCTGGAGTATGCCTACCACCGCGCCATCAGGACCGCAGGCCAATGCCCATCAGTGGCACAGCTCGTCATGGATGAGCAGCGCAGGTATTGGCATGAAAACCCTGAAGCACATCGAGTCGAGCTGAACCGATGCAAGCGGCATGAATGGCAGCTCAAGTACCTCACCAGCCCAGACCTCCGCCGCTACAACCGCGAGAAATCAAAACGCCGAAAGGCTCGCATTCGTGGGAACCACGTCATTCATGTCACCGCATCACAGATCAGGCACCGCTTTGCCCAGTTCGGCCATACCTGCTGCTACTGCGGTGCCCATGGTGATCTGCACCAAGAGCACTTCCTTCCCATCAGCAAGGGAGGCACGCATGTGCTGAGCAACATCCTGCCTGCTTGCCAGCCATGCAACTACAGCAAGCGGGATCACGAACCCGAAGCCTGGTACCGAGCGCAGCCCTTCTTTACTCAGCAGCGCTGGCGTCTCATCCTCACCGTGCTCGGCAAGACACGCGCACCTGTCGGACAGCTGGCGCTGCTGTAGGCAACCAGGTTGCGGCCCATCGCAACCACCACACCCCCACGGTTCAAAGTAATCCTGGCGGATCGAAGCCCACGGCTCCCCGAGGCGCGTTTTTTCGCTAGAGCCAGGCATTTTGCGGGGTTGCGAAAACCCAGTCCCTGACTGGGTTTCTCAATAGGTTCGGTCTTATTGCGACAGGGTTTGGGGAAGATAGAGGGGATCCCCAGCAGAAATTGCTCAGGAATGATCTGCCGGTAGGTGCCGGGTCGGTTGCGTCACGATGGTTGCGATGGCCTGATGGGCGGCATGACTGAGAGCGTGATTGCGATGGCGAAGCGGCTGGAGATGTGGCCGCTGGCGCGCCTGGTGCCCTATGCGCGCAATGCCCGGGTGCATTCCGAGCGGCAAGTGGCCTCCATTGCCGCAAGCATCAGGGAGTTCGGCTTCACCGCGCCGATCCTGGTCGACAGCGCGGACGGGATCCTGGCGGGCCATGGGCGGCTGCAGGCGGCGCACCTACTGGGGCTGGCTGAGGTGCCAGTGGTGGTGCTCGACCACCTGGATGAGAAGCAGCGGCGTGCGTACCTGCTGGCCGACAACCGGCTGGCGGAGGGTGCGACGTGGGATGAGGAGCTGCTGGCGAAGGAGCTGGCGGCGATCGACCTGGATCCGCGGGTGCTGGGCTTCGATGAAGACGACCTGAAGCGGCTGCATGATGGGCTGGAGCTGCTGGTGCTTGAGGAGATGAGCGGCGGCGGGAGCAGCAACGCGAACGAACGAGTGGAGCCTGAGGATGGCCGGCCCGGGGCAGCGCCGCCGGAACCGGAGGATGACGGGACGACGGCCGAGGACGAGAGCGGGCCGGTGGATGAACGGCACGTGTTCAGCGTGAACATGCGGTGGGATGACCGCGAGTCGGTGCTGAGTGCGGTGCGGAAGGCGAAGGAGCGGTGGGAGCTGGAGGGAATGCCCGAGGCCCTGGCGGCGCTCTGCAGGGAGTGGATGGATGCTGAACCGCTCGGGGATGCCCGCGCAGGCGGGAGGCGGTAGCTTCAGCACATCCTGGAAGCCCGGCGCCGGATGACGCTGCAACTGCCCGACAAGGTGGAACGGTGGCCACTCGCGCGTGTGCGCGAATACGACCGCAACAGCCGGACGCACTCAGAAGCGCAGATCGAACAGGTGGCGGCCAGCATCCGCGAGTTCGGCTTTACAAACCCATTGCTGGTAGACGGTGATGGTGTGCTGATCGCGGGTCACTGTCGGTTGATGGCCGCAGAGCAGATCGGCTTGCCCGAAGTCCCTGTCATTGTGCTGAGCCACCTGACTGAGGCGCAGCGCCGTGCATACGTCATTGCAGACAACCAGCTGGCACTGCAGGCGGGATGGGACACCAGCGTCTTGGCGTCAGAGCTTGATCTGTTGAAGTTCGAGAAGTTCGACCTGGACTTGCTTGGGTTTGATGCAGATGAACTGAACAAACTGTTAGATGGCCCGCTTGCCGAAGAGTCAGGCGGCGATGGCGAGAAGGACGAAGAAGGTTTCACTGAGTTGCATGTCCCAGACGAGCTGCCATCGCGCAACCCATTCGACGTGCCCGATCTGCTGGATGACAATCAGCCAACGGAGCTTCCCGAGCGTTACGTGAAATGGGGGCAGATCAAGCGCGAACAGCTATTTGACGGCTTAGTGCATTTTTATACAGATGATTACAAGTTTCAGGGATTATGGGATCGGCCATGGCTGATCCCGCAAAGCAAAGCGCCTCAGGCTGTTGAACCAAATTACAGCACGTTCGGCAAGGATCCGGCTCCCTATCATTTGCTCAAGACGTTTTACAAGCGATGGCTAGCCCGCTACTGGCAAAGCCATGGCGTGCAGATCTGGGTTGACTTGAATGTGATCGGTCGCACATGGACCGACTACCTATTCCTTGGCGTGCCAGACACCTACCTGTCCTATGCGACAAGGTATCAAGCTTCTGATTTGAGCGGCGAAAAGTGCGGCGTTCCCCACCTAGAAGAAACGTTTGCACGAATTGAGCAGCACGTGGCGCCATCCCTGCGGGATCAGATCCGTTTTTTGGTCTACGGGGGCGGTGGTTCGATCAAAGAGCTATGCGTCAAGCGCGGGTGGCTGTACTTGCGTGACAGCAATAAAGTCGCCGTTGCTGAACGAAAGAGAAAAGATTCTACAATGGAGGCTGCAGAGTGAGTGAATCACGATGGGCAGGTCATCCGGCGGCGGCGGCCGCAGTGGCGGCGGTGGTCAGTCTGGGGGCAGCAGCGTTTCCGCTGGTCGCAAGGCTAAGGATCGCTTCAAGGTGCAGCGATCCAAGGCGCGCTACAAGGCCAACAGCTCGTCTATGCCCTATCAAGGGCCGAAGCGGGTTAAGGGATCCTTTTGATTTGACGCTGGGAGCCGCCTGAAATGACGGTCTCCATCTTGCAGCTGACATGGGCCGGCTTCGACGCTGCAGTCGATGTGATCGCAGCGCAATGCCCACGCGATCGGCTGGGCGTGCATGGCGTCGATCGCGGCGGGCAGCTGATGGCCTGGGCGCTGAGCGAGCGGCTGGGCATCGAGCTGATGCGCCGGCCCGGGAGCGGGATGCTGCAGCTGCATGGCGTGGCGGTGACCCAGCCGCGGCTGCTGTGGGGCGATGCGCTGGTGATGGCGTGGCTCGATGCGACGCCAGGGCAGAACCTGATGGCGGTGTGCAAGGCGACGCCTGGCACGACGGTGCTGATGCCCTGGCAGGATGCACCCACCTCGCGGCGGCAGTTCGTGCCGGGGCTCGATGATTGAGGTTTCGGGCATCAAATACGGCTGCCAGTGGGGGCCAGACGGACACGTGAGGGCCTGGCCCATGCAGATCAGCTTCGGCAAGGCAGGCCCTGAGGTGACGGTGGATGAGATGCTCGAAGGCCGCGGCCATGCGGTGTTGCTGATCGACCAGCTGGTGGCGTTGGTGCGCGGAATGACGGGCCTCGACACGCCGATCGAGCTGGTGCAGCCGGTGCCGCCGGGCCTGGCCATCAAGCTGA